GCATCAATTTTACCCCGCTTCATCCACCATGAAAGCGTCCAACTAGTCCCATCCGGGGTGCCCTGAGTTAGTTGCAGCCTAGAACTCGCCGTTTTATCAAACCGGATCGACTGGTCAATCTCGTAGCCGCCGCCCGACGCTTTAGACGTACCCTGAATGATTGACATTAAGCAAATACCGCGCTTGTGACAACATAGGCGTTCGTGCCGTCGTCGTAATAGGATAGCCAGTAGGTTCCAGCGGTGGAGATCGTTGTGGCCAGGTTAGCATCACCCTTGGTCGTCGCCGCGAGGCTGATCGCGTGACCGCCAGAGTTAATGAGCAGGACGTTGCCGCTCTGACCGTCAGTGTGGTTGGTGAACGTCAATGTGCCAGTGCCGCTAGGAGTACACTTGAAGTTGTTGCTGGCGGCCTGATCGAAACTCAAATCGTTATCCGTAGTGATCGGATTGTAGGCCGCGTTGACAACTTTAACGCTGCCATCGCCTTCGATACGCATACGTTCAGTTTCATCTGTCCCAAATATCAAATCTCGACTAGTTGTGTTTGTGTACAGGTTTGCTCCAGAACTATTTAAAGCGATACCAAAACCATAACCGTTACCATCTAGTGATAACTGACCATCGGCAGTTCCGGTCATGTCAATGTCAGTGTTTGCACCAATTAAATAAATTCTTGCGTCTGTTCCTTGAATTGTTAATTTCTGAGAAGCTGACGCTGTACCAATACCGATGTTGCCGCTATCCAGCGACGTGATATCGGTGTTAGCACCAGACGCGGCTGCGCCGAGGTTTGTACGCGCAGCGCTGGCCGTGCTGGCACCTGTGCCGCCGTCGGCTACTGCAATGTCGGTGGTAAGACCGCCGAGAGACGTAATGTCGGTGTTGGCACCCGAAGCTGCGGCACCTAGTGTTGTTCTCTGAGCAGAAGCAGAGGCATCGTCTATCAAAGCCGCACCAGCAGCCGTAATCGTGTACGTACTATCTTTAATTAGTTTGCCCGTTGTTCCGTCAAATAAAGCAAGTGCGCTATCAGTTGCAGATGCAGGACCAATTACAACGTCTGTGGCAGCAGGTACACCCAGGTTTGTACGGGCATCGGCTGCTGTCGTAGCACCCGTGCCGCCTGAAGTAATTGGGATAGTCGTGACAGCTATATTAACCGCACCTGTACCGGCAGAAACGGTTACAGGAGACGTTGCAGAAAGAGAAGCAACACCGGCCAAAGCAGAAGCCAAGGTTGACTTACGTACTTTATTAGTCGTACCGGCACTAACATCTACAATAGCCAACACATCATCATCTGACAAGTTTGATTCCGTTAGTTCTGCAAGCTCGGTAATTTTTTTATTAGTAGTCATTATTACCCCACCAACCAAGTAATATAAACATTAGAGTTACCGCTACTAGCGACAGCAGCAATTTTATCACCGTCTCCAGCACCCGGTGAGCTATCTGGAGTTACTGTTATGTAAAAATCTGACTGTTCGTGAATATACATTGAAGTTCCATCGGCTAAAGCAGTTGGATTTTTACCAATTTCTATATAATTAAGAGGAGACCCACCAGTAGCGTGTGCTGCTATACGCGCTACATTACAGCCAAACGGAGTAGAACTACTCTGTGCAGAAGTGGTACTGATTGCCAAAGACTCGTTAGAGTTAATCCTGTAGGCAAATACATTTTGACGAGCCATTAGCCTTCCAGCCAGGTTACATTAACAGTTGCCGTACCAATGCTGGCGATCTTTTCACCATCACTGCCGCCAACTGAACTTGCAGGTTTGACGACAAAGTAAGAAGCATCCGCAGGTTCAATCAGAGTACCTGCTGCGGTGGCCGTGGGGTTTGGGCCAATCACGATGTTAACGTTTGCAGAAGTTGCAATTCGAGCAATGGTGGCTCCAAAGGGAGCAGCTGAACTCTGTGCTGAAGTTCCACTAGAACTAATGTTTACGCTTGAAATAATACGAGAAGCAATGTTGTTTTGATATGCCATTTTATTTTCCTATGCCTTTACATTTTCGCCAGAAGCCATTTCAAAGCCTAGCTCAATACCTTTAAGTTTCAACTCTTCTTGCTTGATAGCTATGTTATATTCTGTCTCAACACGATCCAGTTCAAGTTTAGCCGCCTTGAGTTCAAGTTCCTTGGCCTTAACTTCTGCTTGCATCTGAGAAGCCTGAGCTTCCATGATGAGAGCTTGGCTTTGAGCTTGTATTGCTTGCTCTTGCATATTTGGTTCATTGCGTGGAGGCGGTGGAGAAGTTACCAGAGCATCGATGTTGTTGATGCCCATCTCCTTACCAATCTGTCGGATAAGGTTATAGATGTTGTCGGGAGAAACAATGCCCTCTGTCTGAGTAGCAACCTTTTCAATCAATGCTGAGAAAGTACCAAGGTTGGTAAGACGGTTGTTCTGGTCCCCATATCCGATACCGACTTTAATATCTACGTCGAGGTCTTCGCGCCAACTTGCGGGGTCAATTTCCTGATAGGTGTTGTTAATACGCACTATCTTTTTACGATCTTCGTAACGCTGAATAAGGTTGTAGATCGACTTAAACATGTTGCGAACGCCGGTCTCTGCAAACACTCGCGCAATCAGTTCTAGGCGACCCTGTGCGTTTGTAAGAGCACCCTGCACGGCACCCTGCGTCACATGGCTTTTAAGTACGTCTGCTGATAGCCCCTGCGTCTGGGGGTTAACACCTGTGCGTCCAGATTTGATACCTTCCCAGTATTCCAACATCTGAAAAGCAGCTGGCTGTAGGGCAGGTGTTACAATAGGCTGTAGCGCGTTAGGACTACGGGTACGGACAATTCCGCCTGGACGATTGGTCAATAGGTCATCAATGTTGACCTGTCCCTCTACAACCTGGAACCGACCGTTGTTTGCCAGATACATATTGTCTAGCAGGTTACGGGTCAGTGTAGAGCGGATAAGTTGAATATCCTCTACGGTCTCTGCCACCGACAGACCAAAGAACTTATGGGGAATCGGAATTGGGCAGACAGAACTGAACGGAATGTAGTCAATTGGTTCACAGTCGAGAATAACATTGCCAGCGTGTATAATCTTGTGAAGGACGCTAACACCTTCGTCGTCCATGTCCAGTCGAGTATATGACTCATAAATCTGTACCATAACCTCTGAGTCTTCAGCAGCTTGGTTAGGGTATACGTTGGTAGCGTCATATGAGTGACGTGCCATGTACTCTTGGCTCGTTGTAATATCATCAGCGCCTGTGGAGTACGCTGGAAGATCGTATACCGTCTCCTCGTCATAGCCCATACGAATAAGATCGTTACGGGTTTTGTGAGAGCGGTGACAGATAAAACGAGCATCTTCAATAGACTTTGCACCAGAGTTAATTAGGAACTCTTCAGGCGGAACGTTTTCGATTGTTACTTTACCGTTAAACAATGTTCGCGTAAACACAGCGTCGTGGAAAATGTCCTCGACAACTACCTGCTCTCCGGTCATAGGGTCAATGGCAGCGCGCTCTACAGTCGTCTCTGTGTGCTCTTGAAGCTCTAGCTCGTCATCAGCTAGGAGAGAGTCGTACTCGCCCTGTGTAAGGTTCTCGTAATCCTCTGTGGTAGTGTCTTCAATCTCTTCCCAATAGTGCTTAACAACGCCTACCTTCTGCATTAGGCCGTCAAGGAACATATTGTACAGCACCATGAACCCGTCGTTCTGCTTGTAGAACACATGGTTTACATAGTTGGTAGCTTGTTCAGCTACTGCTACATCATCTGGACTTTCTGGTACAAACTCTACAATATTGTCTCCAGCGGTGAAGATACGCATCAGGGACGGCATCATCCACATCAGCGTGTCCTGAACGTCGGTGACAACTACCTGAGATCGACCATCTTCCTCGTTACCAAATGGCTCACCATAGAAGTACTCCATAGATTTTTCACGCTGAGAACTGATCTCAGAGTCATAATAGGTAGAACTCCCATTGATCTCTGTGTCAACAAGGGCAATGATTTCACTGTCATCTAGAGTTACAGCCATTATTTTTTGTTCTTCCGATACTGGGACGGTGACTTTATAGCAGCCTTGTTTAACAAACGATCTTTTTTGCTAAATATTGCCTTTGCGTCCTGGATAAGCGCATTTGGAAAACCTTGAAGATACTGAGACCTAGCTTTTTCAAAATCTTCGTTCATTTTACGCATCTTCTTTTCTTCTTCAAGCATGCGTTTGCCAGACTTGTCAAATATTTTAAGCTTTTCCATTATACAATCCCTGGAGAGTTATACTTAATTTCAGAGTCAAAGTTGTACTTACGGTACACAGTTTTGTTTTTACCGCGTTCTCCAAACCGTTCTACAGAGAGGGCAGCGTAGCGCATTGCACTTAGCAGATCGTCTTTTATCGGCACAACTTTACCATTTTTTCTATGATAGAGACGCATTTCTTCAAGAGTCCCAGTACACGATTTAAATATTTGCAGACGACCAGTTTCAAAGCGTTGTAGAAGTTCACTGATACCTGCTTCAATCGAGTTGTTTCCACTTGTCGCTCCGTCTACTGGTGGGTTAGAAAAATGGTGTGGAAGCATGTATACTCCCAAATCTCTATACTGTTGTGCTAGCTGTACTCCGCTGCCCTTATCGTGCTGTAGACCATCGTGAGGGAAGGCTACGGGCAATGCAGGTGTTCTAGCGTTAATCACTGCCGCATGTGTTAGCGGTGTTTCCTTGCTTCTACTGTACTCGTCGTAGATATAAATAATATCATCGTCAGGGTCTAGAGCAGCCCACGATACAGCGGTGGGATGGTCAAAACCAAAGTCTATTGCAGCTATGCACAAATAGTGGTCTGGTATGTCAAAATCTTCACACACTACGTCTTCTTCACTTACCGGATAGACAAGACCAGAACCAAATACCGGGATACCCTTGGACCTCATCTCCCTCTCTGCTGGACTATAGACCGCCAGTAGCTGCGTCTTGGTCTTTTCGTCCAAGTGGTCCACATCGTCCCATGTTGCCGTACACATCGACTGACCCGGCTTTAAATCATTTAGAAACGAGCTTACAACGCTTGTCATCCCCCGCTCTGGGGTAAACGTCATATAGACAATTCCATTAGTGTCCGCCGTTCTGGTGATACACTGCGAGAAAATCTCGTGCTTTGGTTCCTCATCGAGCCAGACAACATCTATTGCCTCACCCATAAACTTCTCATAACCCTGCTCATATGCCTTAAAGGCAATCTGAGAATTACCACCGCTCGTGTGCTTAATCAATGCACTACTGAAAGCATTAGGTACACCTGGCTTACGCACTGTTGATACAATCTTGTCCAAGGGGACTGCACCTTTGCCCAGTTGTGTAGGGTCTTGAGGTGAACCAAACAGTTCCTTTTGGATAATATCCCGCGTTGTGTCGTTACTCTCACCAGCAGCCCATACCTTCACAGGCTTCTTAAATCGTCTACCCTCCCACCACTCAGGGTACTCTCCTGTTAGGTGGTACGAGGTTTCAACGGCTCCACAGTAAGTCTTACCTACGCGGTTAGCCGCCATTAGAATACGTTGCGGACAATCTTTGCCCTGAGCGTGAAACTTTTTCTGGTAAGGGTAAGCTTTGTAGAAACTGATTCTGTTTGTTTCTACACGTTTTTGCTTTTCCTTAAGAAGCTCCAGTACATCCTGTTTCACAGTTGTCTTAACTCTTGTCTTTGAACGGAATTACGTTCTCTGTGTCCAGTAGTTCTTTAATCTGTTCGTCGAGTTCCTTGTCAGACATCTCGTGAACTTCTTTAAATACCGTTTCCTGCCGCTGGATCGCGTCGTAACCTGCGCGAGACAAAATATCTCTGGCAGCGTTGAGGCGGACATTCTCACTGTCAGCCGTCCGCATAAGGTCTTCCAGAACGTTTAGAGCCAGTGTGGCTGTCTCGCTTACCCGCTCTTTGATCCGGTTCTCTATGTGAAGCCAGAGGTGCTTCTGGAGCCGTTTAGAGCGGTGCTTGGCCATGCTCTCCTTTGGCTCTTTGTAGCCCGCTGCGTAGAACGCTTCCAGAGGTTCCATCTTTGAATCAACCAAGGCAATGAGAAAAGCCTCTTCCTTTTCAGTAAGAGACTTGTTAATCGGCTTTGGATTGGCATAGTCAGCGTAACGTGGCAAGGTTTATTCCTCTATATTGTACAGCTACGGATAATAAATCCTTACACTAAGTATACAATAAAGTAACAATGGTGTCAACAGTAGTGTTGAACAATTATTTACCCCTCCAAAAAATGAACGCAGAGGACATATAATAATACGCGACGCACGGGGGGGTTGCGACATTTTTGCAACAGTGTGACAATCCTGCAACAGACTAGAATCATTCCAATGTGTGACAATATTGCACCAGTGTGACACCTGGGCAACAGTGACAACATTGTTGCAACAGTGTGACATTATTGCACCAGGTGAACAAAGCGTGAACATCCGATCGGTTGTAATAATGTAACACTACTGTGACAATATTGTCACATAGTTGTACACTGGCCGTGGTGTTATACAATTGTGTTCAATGTTGGACAGATTAGAAATATTCTAGAGAGAGCGAGAGGGTGCGAATAGGACAACAATGCTGACCTATACGCTACCGTATGGTACTGATATATCACGCTATGCATTCGTAGCATGACTGGTATACCTGGCAAGCATAGGTGTCATATACGCCATATAAGCGTCACTGGTAGCCTCTGGCTCGTTTGCTAGGTGCTACCATATGGAAAGCACCCAGCGCGCACTGGCGGTACCTCCAGGGCATGGGAACAAACCACGAACACGCAATCAATTGTGGCGACAATGTGATTTGTTTTAAGATGGTACTTTTTATTGTGACGGCGCGGAACAATATGGGTTATGGTTCGTCTACTAAGTACAAGCAACACACAAGGAGTAGAGACAATGGAAAAATGGAACGAGGAAGATTTTAAAATGGAAAATAAGACAATCGATGAAATACGCAAAGACCTAGAGGAAAGCGGCGATGTCCAGTTACAAGCCATTGCGCGTTTGGATCATGACCGTTTGGCAAAGCTTGCCGATTGGATTAGAAGCTTGGACCAGAAAGACTAACTTGCAAGGGATGGGCGCGGCTGGCATAGTTGCGCCCATTGCTGGCAAGTTAACTAGAAAGGGAAAATCATGTTAGTAAAAGACGCAAAACAGTTGGGCAACGTATCAACCGGAAACAGCAAGATGCCCGGGACCACTTTTGCAATCGACGCATTCGCTTGTAAGACTGGATCAAAGCTGGCCAAGATTGACGGAACGCCTTGCCGTTCATGTTACGCACGCAAGCTTCAAAAGCTTCGCCCTAGTGTCGATCAAGGTTGGAAGGCTAATCTTGCCAAATGGGAAACCAGTGACCCGGAACAATGGGCGCAAGCAATGTCTTTCCAAATTTTGCGCTATAACGTTGACGGTTATCATCGCTGGTTTGATAGTGGCGATCTACAATCGGTCGAAATGTTAGAAGCCATTGTTCAAGTTTGCCGCATGACGCCAAACATTCGCCATTGGCTACCAACACAAGAACGCGCGATTGTCGCGGAATATGGCGCATTACCAGACAATCTTATCATCCGCGTATCTGCTAGCAAGCTTGACGGCCCCATTCCCAAAGGTGCGGCGCACGGTTCACAAGTGTTCACAAAGGGCAATGACCCAAAGGGCATGGAGTGCAAAGCGCGCACACGCGGCAATTCGTGCGGACCATGTCGCGCATGTTGGGATCACGACGTGCCATTAATTAGCTATCCGAAACACTAGGGATTGCAAAACTATGATTACAATTACCATTTGCATCTTCATTGTCATCATTGTATACTTGGCGCTCGACCAACTGTTAACAATATTGTGGAAGGATGACTAACATGCACGACAGTAGGAACCCCCTGTGCCACCATTGTTTCAAAACTGCAACAATACGGGAGAAAGGGCGGCTATTGTGTGCCGTCTGTTGGATTGTGAAGTATAGGAGGGCGTAAGATGGAACCAAACACGCTTGCAATTGTGTTAAAGGCCCTATCACTGGGCATTGCATCATTCGTAGTCGTGATGATGTTCGTATGGATTTGTCGAAACTTTAAGGATTAGCTATGAGAAACTGCACACGTTGCCAGACGCCATTAGAATATATCATAACGATAGACTATTTCGACCACTACTATTGCCAAGGTTGCAACAGGGAGACACACTACAACTATGATGTAACGACACACGAAGAGAAACTAACGGAGATTTATGGAGAATGAGCATCAAGATGGACGATCTGGACGAGATGAACGTGTGGTTCACGCTGGTAAATCGAGGTCTAAAGACAGAGACCGTACAATTTTACCAGGAATTGGCAGACATAAACGGTAAAGCATCGTCGCTGCACTATCTCATAGAGGCAGCGGAGGGTCTGAAAGACTATCTCAGCCAAGGTGAGGATGAAGAATACATCATGTACACAGAGGATGAATTTTTTTCGATAAATTAGCTTGACAGGAATTCTATGTCCTGTATAATCAACAATATTGTTACACAATTGAGAACACAATAGAGATTAATTACACTTGGTAACAATATTGTTCACTTAGGGAAAATCATGAACATCGAACTAGACATAGCAGAGGAGAGCTTGGACGACATTGTCTGCACTTCTCTCAAGAAGTTTATCAGGAGTGGCTACGTGGAGGACAAGAAGCTTCTAAAAGCCATGAAAAGAGTGCTAGAGTTCTACAGTGTCCACGAGGACTACGTTGATTTCATCAATGATCTGAAAGGAAACAAGATATGAAAATGAGCCAGAACCAGAAAATCCTCAAACACCTCATGAGCAGGAAGAGTTTGTCTCCCCTGAAGGCCATCGGTTTGTTCGGGTGTTACCGCCTGGCCAGTCGCATTCACGAGTTGAAGAACGACGGGTATCCAATTGAGACCCTGATCAAGTCGGACGGGCAAGGTCGCACCTATGCATCCTATGTGATGAAGTATGACGAATTGGTGCAGGGTCTAGTCGATGAGTACAATCGGCGCTATGTTGCGTAAGGCGTGGCATTACTGGTGCAAGTCTATCGGTCAGAAGGCGTTCCAAGATGACCTTCGGGCCGATAGAGTTGCCATAATCAGAACAGTGTGGGTTGTCTTGCACATTGTGACGTGTTTTTTCATAATTGTTCACAACGGGTACAAAATGAACCTGTGGAGTATTTAACATGAGGTGCGCGATATGTGATGTACCGCTGCCGGTATTGAGTGCAGACGACATTTGTACGGTATGCAATTGGCATGTTAAAGACGCTCTGGGCCACGTTGACCCATTAGCTCACAGAGAGGATAAGGTAGATGATATTATCACAACTGTTGGCAATACTGCTGGGATCAGCGATCAAGATTGAGCGTAACCTTAAACAACCACGAAGGGATGACAACTGATGCAGAGGGACGAATGCCTAGATACCGCCAAGGAGCTTGTTAACGGTGAGCGTGCTACAGATTATGGGTCTGCCTATGAGAACCACAACCGTATTGCCAGCCTGTGGTCTCGTTACTTGTCAGCTAAGACAGGGGTGCAGGTTCAGTTGACACCCATGGACGTTGCCCATATGATGATTTTACTCAAGGTGGCCAGGCTCATGCACTCAGGGACCGACGATTGCTACGTGGATATTTGTGGATATGCGGCTTTGGCAGCGGAGATGGATAAGGAGTACGCACGATAATGGAAACCACTTCACAGATCAGCAAGACGCACCAGCCGTGCGAAGATTGTGGGTCTAGCGATGCACTGGCTGAATACGACGACGGTCACACATATTGCTTTAGCTGTAATCAACACCGAATGGAGAACATAAACGTGTCCAACATTGAGGACTATAAGAAGCCAGAACAGGACACACTCTGGCAAGACCGTAAGATCGGCGGTGCTGTCTCTGAGTTCTATGAGGTAAAGGTCTCCGACAATGGGTCTATGGTTTACTTTCCGTACTTTGTAGATGGCGTGCAGAAAGCCAGCAAGGTTCGTATGCCCGGCAAGGCTCACAAGACCGAAGGCGACTTTACCAAGTGCGAACTGTTTGGTTCACACACTTTGGGCAAGGCTGCTCCGCAACGCTCCAAGACGATCATCATCACTGAGGGTGAGGCTGACGCACTGGCAGCGTTCCAGATGGCTAACCGTATCCCGCTAGGCTCCACCAAGGTCAGCGACAGTCCCAAGAGCACTCTGGTGCCAGTCCTGAGTATCAAGAGCGGTGCAGCCAGTGCGGAGCGTGACTTCAAGAAGAACCTAGAATTGCTCGAACGCTACGAACGAGTGTTCATCTGCTTCGACAGTGACACACCGGGCCTCAGTGCAGCAGAGAAGTGTGCCAAGTTGTTGTCTCCCGGCAAAGCCTACGTTGTCAACCTTGAGCACAAGGACGCCTGTGAGTATACCAAGCGTGGTCTAGGCAATGAATTCTTGGCGCATCTGAAAGACACGTATTCATATACCCCCTCTGGTATCCACAACGGTGCTGACAACTTTGACCGCCTGTGGGACGAGCAGAACATCAAGAGCCTGGCTTTCCCCTTCCCCGGCCTACAGGAGAAGACACTTGGCACCCGTGGCAGAGAGATCGTCACATGGGCTGCTGGTACAGGCGTAGGTAAGTCAAGCATCCTGCGGGAGTTGCAGCACTACTACATCAAGAACACCGACCTGAACATTGGCATCATCGCCCTTGAAGAGAGCGTGGACCGCACCAGACGCGGTATCTTAGCTGTTGAAGCCAACCTGCCACTACATCTTAACGAAGTATTCAACAAGTATCCTAAAGAAAAGGTCAAAGAACACTTTGCGAATACTTTAGGAACAGGGCGTGTTTACTTGTACGACCATTTCGGTAGCATGAACACCGACGACTTGCTGTCTCGCGTACGTTTCATGGTACAGGGACTGGACTGCAAGGTGATCTTCATTGACCATCTTAGCATCCTGGTTTCAGGACTTGAGATCATGGACGAACGGAAGGCCATTGACCGCACCATGACACTGCTGCGCCAGTTGACCGAAGAGACCGGATGCACTCTGCACCTTGTCACTCACCTGCGCCGCCTTGGTTCTGATAGATCACATGAAGAAGGCGTGGAGATAAACCTAGGACACCTTCGCGGATCACATGGCATTGCCCAGATCAGTGACACGGTCGTAGCTCTGGAGCGTGACACGCAAAGCGACGACCCAGTGGTCAGCAACACAACGACGCTACGGGTACTCAAGTGCCGCTACACAGGCGACGTAGGACTAGCTGGTAGACTGTTCTACGATAAGAAGACAGGACGCATGACAACCATCGAACAGGAGTTCTAAGATGGCAAAGAAAAGTAATCAGGGAGCTAACACCTATACCCCAGTACCAAAGACAAGGCGCAGAGGTAAACTTGCCCCACGTAACCATACCAAACGTCTGAACAAGCGTTCCCCAGATGCAGGATCGCTGTCAAGGAAGAGAGGTCAAGGCTAATGGAAGTAGAACTAATTGATCACATGGGTTCAGACTTGTCAGTGGTTAACGCCGCCAGGGTCAGCTTTGGTAAGATGAGTGATACTCTTGACACCAAGGATGAGAAGCTGATCGGGTTTCTAGCCAAGCACAACCACTGGACACCCTTTGGACACACCAGCATCACCCTGCACATTAAGGCTCCCATCTTTGTAGCCAGACAACTTTCCAAGCACCAAGTCGGACTTGTCTGGAACGAGATTAGCAGACGCTATGTCTCTGACAAGCCGCAAGCCTGGATATCAAACATGTGGAGGCAGGAGAGTGAGGATAAGAAACAAGGCTCCGAAAGCTTTGGTGTGGTCTCCCAAGGTATCGTGGAGGATATCTATGCTTCAGCTATCTCGCACTCTATCGATGCGTATAATAGACTGCTTAAACTCAAGGTATGTGAGGAGCAAGCCAGAGCAGTCCTGCCCCAGTCTACCTATACCGAATGGTACTGGACCGGATCAGTGGCTGCTTTCTCTAGAGTGTGCAAGCTCAGGCTGGAAGAGACTGCCCAAGAAGAAACCCGTGAAGTAGCTCTTGCAATCTCAGATCATTGTGGTAAACTGTTTCCAGTAAGCTGGAGAGAACTGAATTGCTAAACACTCTTGTGATAGACATTGAGACTGACGGGCTGGATTACAACCGTATCCATTGCCTGGTCACGCTCGATGTGGACAACAACATTGTCAAGACGTTCCTAAATCCTGTGGGAGTACGCGAGTACTTTAACAGTTTTGACAAGATTGTTGCTCACAATGGCTTGACCTTTGACTTTCCTGCGTTGCGTAAACTATGGGGAGTTAAGGTTCCTGTTGCCAAGCAGACGGACAGCCTGATCCTGTCTCGCATGGCAAAGCCCGACAGGGATAAGGGCCACGGCTTGAAGGCATGGGGAGAACGTCTAGGTTTCCATAAGGGTTCCTATGAGGAATCGTGGGAACAGCTTACAGATGAGATGATAGCCTACTGTGAGCAGGACGTTCTCCTCTGTGCCAAGGTGTATGGGATAGTTTGTGAAGAGACCAAAGATTTTTCAGAGAAAGCAATCACGGACGAACACCGTATGCAGCGGTTGGCTTCTCACGTTGAAGAAAACGGATTTGCCTTTGACAAAAAACTGGCGCATAAGGTGTACTCAAAACTTCTATTGGAACAGGAAGAAATAGTAGTGCAGATGCAGGACACCTTTGAACCAGAGGTGATCCAGTTGAAGACCAAGACTAAGCTGAAGCCGTTCAACCCAGCCAGTCGTAAGCAGATTGGAGAGAGGCTCATTGAGAAGGGGTGGAAGCCACAGCAGTTCACACCTACAGGGCAGCCCAAGGTAGATGAGAGCACCCTGGAAGACTGTGATATACCAGAGGCTCAGATACTGGCTCGGTACTTCATGCTACAGAAGCGTACCGCCATGATTGACTCGTGGTTGAAGTCCTGCGGAGAAGAGGATCGCGTACACTGCCAGTACAGGACGCTGGGGGCTATTACCAACCGTATGTCCTGTATCAACCCTAACCTGCAACAGATACCTTCCCTACGTAAACCGTTTGGCCTAGAATGTAGACAGATGTGGAAGTCAGATTACGGTAACGTCCTGATAGACACTGACGCTGCTGGGCTAGAGTTGCGAGTACTGGCGCACTACATGGATGATGCAGATTACACTGCGGAAATCCTGGATGGAGATATACATACCGCTAATCAGAACATGGCCGGACTAGACACCAGAGATCAGGCGAAGACATTCATCTACGCTCTGCTCTATGGTGCCGGTGATGCCAAGATTGGTTCGGTAGTTAACGGCACTGCCAAGGACGGCAAGGCTCTACGAGAACGTTTCTTGTCTAACCTGCCGTCGTTCTCTAGACTACGAGAAGCAGTAGTGCACAAGGGTACAACGGAAGGGCGCTTGAGAGCAATAGATGGCCGACAACTAGTGGTGAGACATCCACACGCAAGCATCAATACGCTCATTCAAGGCTCTTCCGCTGTGCTTATGAAGAAGTGGTTTATGAATACCGCTGCTACCATGAAAGCCCGGAAAACCGGGGCAAAACTGGTAGCAATGGTACACGACGAGATGGTTATAGAGTGTGGAAAAGAAAGTATTGACTCTGTGTCTGACTGTGTTAAAATAGCTATATCACAGGTCAATCAAGAGTATAATTTACGTTGTAAGTTAGACTGTGACGTACAAATCGGAAACAATTGGAGTGAGATTCACTAACATGGCAGATGCATACATCGAAGGTAACCTGTACTACACATACTTGTTCGACCAGAAGGACAAGTTCGACCGCTATTCGTGCGCTGTTGCACTTGAGGGAGATCAGGTTAAGAAGGCAAAGCAGCTTAAACTGCCTGTGAAACAGGATGACAACAAGTTCAACGGCATGGCCTATGTACAGTTAAAGAGCAACTACCAGCCAGACTTGTACAATAAGGATGGCTCAGAATACGACGGTCCTAAGATGCTTGGTGAGGGGACCACTGGTGTTGTTAAGGTAACCCAGCGCCCATATAACAACAAGTTTGGAGAGGGTGTTACAACCTTTATCGCAGGTGTTAAGTTTACCAATACTGTGGAATACAAGTCACCCAACGCTGCGTTCGACGATGAAACTCCTAACGATTTCCAGGAAGTCGCAGAAGGCGAAGAGTTCTAAGTGTCTGACTACGGGCATTGGGATGTCCAAACTTCCGGTGAGTTCAATGTTGCAGATTACCTAGGATTTGTCTACATCATCACTCACCGGGAGACTGGAAAGTTTTACATAGGCTGCAAGCACCTTTGGAAGTTTAAGAAGGGCAGTCGTAAAAAGAACAGACCATCTACTTGGAAAAAATACACTGGCAGCAGTGCGTCTCTGACAGAAGCAATGGAAGAGCATGGCAAAGACGCCTTTACTTTTGAGATACTCCACCTCTGTAAGAACAAGAGAGACCTTTACTACACCGAAGAGAAGTTGCAGATGGAGCTTGAGTGTCTTGAGCGAGAAGACTGTTACAATCAGAACATAGGTGGTAGGCGTTTCTTCAGGCCGGTTGAGAGTTACCGTAAGATGTCCGGGACTAAACACGGCAATTACAAAGGGGCTTTTAAAATTACATTTAAAGGCGGTAGGGTTGAAGAAGTGTACGACAGAACTGTTAAACAGTGGTGCGAAGAAAACGGTTATGATCGAAAAGCACTTTCAAAGGTTTTAACAGGCGTTCATAAAACCCACAAAGACATTACATCAGTGGAGTATATAGATGACTAAAACCATAGACACCCTAGTTCCAGACATCTACGAATTGCTGGACAACGGTAAGAAAGAGCCTGATAAAGCTGCCCTGTTTGAGCTAGGCTATACCGTGATGGAAGCAGTGCGGAAACAACTTTGGTTCTCTACTGCGGAACGTAAACCAGCACTGCGTATGTCGAACCTTGGTAAGCCCTGTGATCGTGCTCTCTGGTTGGACATTAAGGGAGAACACGAACCAGAACCGTTGTCATCTGAGACACGGCTGAAGTTTATCTTTGGTGATCTGGTAGAGGCCCTAGTTCTATACCTAGCCAAGGAGGCTGGACACACTGTAGAGGACCAGCAGAAGCGTATTGAAGTGGACGGTATCATAGGTCATATTGACGCTGTAATTGACGGACATCTTGTCGATGTTAAATCAGCCTCTAGTTTTGCCATGAAGAAGTTCAAGAACGGCACACTGCCTGACGACGATGCCTTCGGATACATCTCCCAGATCAGTGGCTATGCCAACGCTATGAATAAGAAGAGCGGTACGTTCCTTGCTATGGATAAGAGCGGTGGAGAGCTTGCTACGTACACTCATGAAAACCTAGAGGATACATCAGCCAGGATCAAGCACGTTAGGGCTATGCTGGAGGAGGACACACCGCCTGATCGACCCTTCACAGAAGTAGACGACAAGCCCTCAGGTCGCAAGAAGCTGGGTATCAACTGCTCCTACTGCCCACACAAGCAGGTATGCTGGGTAGACAAGGGTCTTGATTTAAAGTTTAGGGGTGGACGCCCTGTGTTCCTAGTGGGGGACGAGGGCAAATCAAAGCAAGAGATCGAGCATGGTTTCTGAGGAAATACTGAAAGATTTGTCGGACACATACAGCCCTGACGAAATCTTAGAAATACTAGGGCTGGACAATTTTGATCTCGTTGTATTACTATACGATAAGATTGAAGATAATATAAACCATTTTCAACTAAGGCCGGTAGACTGCAATGAGTTTTAAAAGTAACGAAAACCCCATGTTCCGCTCTAAGTTCAGTGAAGATATCTTCAAGCACAAGTATGCTCATGAAGGATGTAATAATTGGGCTGATCTTTCACGCGTCTTAGTACAGGACGTTTGTGGAGAACACTTTTCGGATGATGAGATCGAAACTCTGACTCAAATGGTAACAGAGTTGAAGTTCATCCCTGGTGGACGCTACCTATATTATGCGGGTCGGCCCAATAAGTTCTTTAACAATTGTTACTTGTTGAAGGCAGAGGAGGATAGCCGAGAAGACTGGGCTAACCTGTCGTGGAAGTCTGAGTCGTGTCTTATGACGGGCGGTGGTATCGGTATTGACTACAGTGTCTACCGCCCCTCTGGTGCCACTCTAAGCAAGACTGGGGGCATTGCCTCTGGTCCTATTCCCAAGATGCAGATGATTAACGAGATTGGTCGTAGAGTAATGCAGGGTGGTAGTCGTCGATCTGCAATCTATGCAAGTCTCAATTGGCAGCATAGAGATATTGAGCAGTTCCTATCTGCCAAGAACTGGTACGACATGCCAGTGGGTGACACCGGCTTTTCTGTAGGACAGATTAAAGAGCAGGACTTTAACTTTAATGCCCCCTTGGATATGACAAATGTCTCTGTCAATTATGATACAGAGTGGTTATTGAACTACTGGGACACTGGTGACGTTGGAGATGTGTTTAGGCAGAACGTACGACAGGCTCTACAGACAGCAGAACCTGGCTTTAGCTTTAACTTCTTTGACAAGGAAGATGAGACGCTTCGCAATGCGTGTACAGAAGTGACCAGTGCTGACGACTCTGACGTTTGTAACCTTGGTAGTATCAACCTTGGCAGAGTTGAAACACTTCAGGAGTTCCGTGATATTGTGGAGCTTGGTACTAAGTTTCTTATTTGTGGTACACTGAAGGCAAAGCTGCCTTATGATAAGGTGTATGAGACACGAGAGAAGAACCGTAGACTTGGCCTTGGACTCATGGGTATGCACGAGTGGTTGATTAAGAGAGGATATAAATATGAGGTCACGGAGGAGCTTCACAGATGGTTGGGTGTTTATAAAGGCCATAGTGACAGTGTTAGTGCTGACTACGCTGATAGTCTTGGTATATCCCGTCCTGTGGCTAATAGAGCAATTGCCCCAACTGGAAGTATTGGTATTCTCGCTGGTACTAGCACTGGTGTTGAGCCTATTTTTGCTGTTTCTTATAAGCGCCGCTATTTGAAAGGACAGAATCGTTGGCACTATCAGTACGTTGTTGACTCTGCTGCTCAGGAGATTATGGACATCTATGGTACTGACCCCAACAAGATTGAGTCAGCCATTGACCTAGCAGAAGACTACGAGAGACGTATGTCTTTCCAAGCTGACGTTCAAGACTATGTGGACATGTCTATATCCTCTACCATCAACCTACCACAATGGGGTTCAAAGTTGAACAATGAGGACACTGTTGAAAAGTTTACTAATACTCTTGCCTCTTATGCTCACAGGCTGCGCGGGTTTACAGTCTATCCAGACGGATGCAGAGGAGGGCAACCTCTATCATCGGTTCCTTATTCTGAGGCTGTAGACAAGCTAGGCACAGAGTTTGAAGAAAGTGTAGAGACTCACGACATTTGTGAAATCTCTGGTCAAGGAGGAAGCTGTGGTGTTTAACAATGGTAAACAAGTGTGTAAACAAGTGTAAGCTAGACCTAGACCACATATATTGTATAGGTTGTGGCAGAACAGTAGAGGAAATTAAACTAGCTTATGAAAAGAAAAAGCAGGAAAGGGAGTTCCAGATATACTGGTCTCGCCTTCCTGCCTAGGTTGGACGCTAAATAGTCCCGTGGGGGGCCAAGGTTAGCCTCCCAAGTATTTTGGCGCGTACTGCTTTACCCGCGATGCACTGCGACCAACTTTGCGACACAGTGGTATACCTAACCTCATTAGGATACGGCCCCGGTACGAACCTTTACCCTCACCCGTTTGCTTAAAGTACATCTCCTTGGCCCAAGGTAGTGCCAGAAGTGCTACAGCATTTGTGACAATGCTGGACTTTTTCATCAACCTTACGATAGGTAGTGCCAACACATGGTAGCCAATCATCGTATAAGGGTCACTGTCCCTGACGGCCCGTCCAAACTCTCTATCCGCCGCCATCGTAGCGTCGTCTAGCTTACCCTGTAGGTGCAGTTCGGTGCAAATTACCTTACCAGCGCCACCGCCGCCGCCACCGCCTGGGCCTGACGCTGTTGCGTCTGTCGCTCCCTCTTCAGAAGTACCCTCACCAGCCCCGTGTCCCGAACCTGTGTCTCCTTGATCCCCTGACCCAGAGTCTTGACCTATACCTGCCGCAGCACCTGTGTCGCCTACAACGCCCATTGGGTCTGCGCCAACTACAGATACTTCGTTAGCCAGACTACCCACTGGATTTCCAAACGCGTCCACACTCTGGTTACCGAAGCCAGAAACTTGAGACTGTCCAATGGTGTTAACAGAGGGGGCTTCTATCCCCATCACTGCGTTAGCAATTCCCATGGCTATTCCCAGAGGCCCCGGCACAGCCATAGACAATAGACCTAACGGGCTAGGTGCTAGGTTAAGACCAAATGGTCCCGGAACGTTAGCCACGGGGCTAGTAATAGAACTTACGAAACCTCCTATAGGACTTGCACCGCTGCTGGGAGCAGTGGCAGTGGTCGAAGAAGTTGCGGAGGAGTTTGTGGAATTGGCAGCCGTGCCTCCAAAATCACTTCCCTCTCGATACAGTTCGTTAGACAATAGAGCCATTAGTTATCTCGCGTTCTTTACAATTGAAGCGCCGAAGTACAAACCGACGATAGCAGACACTAGGTGAGTGTCCAGTGGAGTTAGGACAAGACCTTTAACCGCTTCCCACTTTACAACTTCTGTACCCTCGAAGAACAGGAAACCAGGTTTCCAGGCTGTGTATCCAACAGTGACACCAATGTCAGGCCAGAACACAGCTACAACCTTGGGCCATACGATGATGGCACCCACGGCTGACAGGGCGATTATACGGCGCGTCACTTGGAAGCCCTTGTTCTCGTAGCGACGGGCTAGGTCAGTGGCCGTAGACTGCGCTGCTAGGCCGTCTATGGCCCTCTGAAAGGAATCCTGCTTGGCCTTCATATTCTGTGACCACAGTGTCATCACCCCGCCCATAAGGCCAGAGCCTAGCATTGTTACAAGTTCAAGAGGTATTCCCAGCATCCTTGTCTCTCCGTCGTTCTTTGATTTCTAGAATACTCTGGTAAATCCTAATGCCCATCCAGATAATGGTGAACAAACTTGCTAGAGCTGGTAGAACATCCATGACCGCTCCGAACGCAACCATGCCAGCAGTGATGTCAATGGGGGTTTTATCGTCCATTTTATTTAAACAAACCTTCTAGATAAGACATAATTCCACCACCCTGTTGTTCTCCTGAGGAAGAAACATTGTTTTGTAAATCCTTCATATAAGAACGTGCAGAATTAAGCCTACGGTCTAAATGAGGCGTACCCGGCCTAAGAACTCTGTTTGAAAATTCTTTAGTTATTCTATCAACGTCGCCACTATCAAATGCTTCTTTGACTTTCTTTCTATTTCCAGCCCCTATGTCATATATACTACCGCTTGATAGTATGTTTGACATAAAATTTATTTGCGCTTGGGCTGTATTAGATATTTTTCTATCTTGGATATACTTATTATAAGCCTCTAGCATACCACTTTCCATTTGAAAAATTCCCCTACCCTTTCCGTTATTATATTGTTTTTGCCCAGGATCAAAAGAACCACCGGTTTCTACGTCAATGTTTCCAATAATTGCAGCGACCACCGCAGGAGAATACTTTTCTGATAATATTTGTATTACATCACTTTTCTGTTTACCGTCACCAAGACCAAGCATCTCAAGTGCGTTTAGAATACCTTTGTTAATAACTTCCATTGGTCTATCCTTAGAACTTGAGATTGAGTCTAGCTGCTGCGAATAGATCGCTGGAGGAAGGAAACTTTGAAACAGGGCCAGAGGAAGAAACAGAAGCGTCAAAAGAACCAGCCCCACCCAGTACCGGAGTACTATACCCCACTGTAGGGTTAGACATTCCTTGAGGCGTGACAGTACCTGAACCATAGAGACCTCCCCCCGGTGCTTGATAAGAGACATTAGCAGACGGGTTCATTGGTGGCATCTCATTAGACAACAAGCCCCGCACTGCTGCCATTGGTGACACACCTGTGTTCACATTGACATCCATACCTGGTGGCAACATTTGCTGCAACATTGGATCAACGGTGTAACGACCAAAGTCATCTGTCATCTGGTTAACACCCTCGACAGCAGTGCGACCAGTGTTGATAACAGGTTCTGGAAGCACTGAACCTGCTCCCATTGCCGCAGCACCGCCACCGTAGAGTGCAGCTTTGTTCTTCAATCGTGAAAACTCTTGACTAGCTTGCGGGTTGCTTTGGATTGCGTTTTTAAAGTCTGAGAAAAAGTCTGCCATTAACGTGTTCCTGCAATTCTAGAGCCTTCTGATAACGCTGCTTGTGAGTCGGGTATGTTCATAGCCTGTTGACCTGTCCCTTGGATGGCTCTAATAACGTCTGCCATAGCTTTACCAAGCGTTGCGTCCTGATATTCAGACACAACTGCCTGTTGCTGCTGTTGCTGAACCTCTTCGTCAGACTGCCGAACAACCTTGGGAACAATAGGAGTACCCTCTGGTGGCAAGGTTGTTTCAGCTTCGTTCATATACGCTGACACCGAAGCTGCCAAGAGACCCGTACGACCGCTTAGAGTTGCCCCAGCGGCTTTACGAGCTTTTTTAACAGAAGACCCAACATATGGAGCCATCATTTTGTTTATTTCTTCTTGGGAATTACCCTTAGCAATGGCTGCTTGCACTCGTTTCCAAGCAGGTTGCCCCGGTCCAAAACCACGCATGGTGTACATAAATGTAAGTGGCTTTAAAGCAGCTAGTACATTACCGTTAATAACTCCCCTGACGGCTGCAAAAGGTGCTGATGCTGCACTAATAGCACCGGCTGAAGGGTCGATGTTCAAGGCCCCCTGTATTGTGTTAGCCATATCCATCATAGGTTTGTAGTACGTAGGCCCTAGGAGTTCTTTAAGAGCTTCAGGAGAAGCATTGTTGGCAGACACAATATCATCGGCCCAACTTTTTACAGCGGCGTTTCTCTGTGCAGACTGTAACCCACCAAACTTCAAAACTTTTGAATACACTTCTGAATAGAACAGTTCGTTGTAAAACTCTCCAGCCCGTGGATCGACAGATTTAAGGTTTCTGAATTGAGCGGCTGCTGAAGCTAGGTCAGAACCAGACAGGTTTGAAGCAGTGTTGCTAATATTGTCTACAAAGTCAGCAGAGTCCTTATAGCTAAGAACGTGTCCCAACTTTGCTGCACCTTCTGGTTTACCTTCTGACAGTTCACGCAGAGCTTTCTTGTAGTCACGCATACCCTCAGTGTCGAACAACCGGTCGATGGTCTTTTTAAACTTAGGAGTACTGTCTGCCTTTTCCAGAGTTTGGATAGACTTCAGAGCATTTTTGGCATTTTGCCTAAGAGTTGGCAAATCAGTAGCAGCACCCACGTTTAGATCAAACTGATCTTTAATAAAACGCATATACTGAGAGGATACCTCACCTAAAATTTGGTCGGTGGTTGCAAAGTCTACACCTCGTCCACCAATTGCTTCAGTCCCTTCCAAAGCCTTATCCAACTGTTCAATAATATCAGTGAATAGACGTGGCTTTCTACCGGCGACAAGATCATCCACATACTGTTTAGGTGTTTGAGCACTAGTTTCAGTAATGTTTCTCCTGGACTGTTTGTGAGGAGTTACAAACTTTTTATACTCAGCGTTAACTCTTTTTAGCTCCTTACTAAAACCTGCACTGTATTTGTCCAAGGTGTTGAAAACCTCAGAAGAAGCTAAAGTCCCGTTACGCGTTTCCTGTGAACTTGCGGTTCTTGAACCACTCTTTGCAGAAAGTTTACGGTTTAGTTGGTACAGGTCATTGGCGTTGATTGCTGCCAAACTTTCTGCACCGTCGCCTAGAACAGCTTTGGCTTCTGCCCTCCATACAGGACCAAGGGCTTTATCAGGAATGTCTTTTAGGGCAGACCCTTCAGCCTTAGCCACAGCAACTCCGTCTTTTACCTCGATGGCTCCGTCAAGCTTAGCCAAGAAATTTTGATCAACAGTTGCAAAGAAGTTTATAGCCTCGTTAGCGTTGTTACTACCCAACTCTTTTGCAGTGTTGTTCAACATTTCTGCAACGTCAGTGTTCTTGATAACATAACCAGATAGATTACCTAGATCAAGATTTGGGTTTGGGTTTTCAAGAGTTCCGTAAAGCTTTGTACTTTTAAACTGGTCTTGCCCATATTTCCACTGCCTTTCCAAAGCATCGCTAATCATATCGGTAAGTTGAGTAACGTCTTTGGCTGCGCTCATCTTAGGACCAAGCTGATCCTGTAGATCAACAATACCGTCTAGTGCCTTCTTGGCCTGTGCAATCTCAGTCTTTGTCAAGCTCTCCTTAACCAAGTCTGCAATCTCTATTTGACTGCGACCTGCCGCTTCACCAGCACGAACAAGGTTGTCAATCTTGCTTAGAAATTCCACAGCCTGTGCCGGAATCTTGTCACCCAGCTGCTTAGAACCAATTCCTTCCAACACTGTTGCAAACTTGCCAGCAAATGTACCCTGATCTCCAAGCATGTGCTTAATGGTCAGAACTGGTACAACGTCTTCAATGTCTGCGTCTGAGTAACCCGCGTCTTTCAACATTGCGGTAAGGCTCTCACGGGCCTGTACAGCGTCTTCAGCAGTTACAGCCACACCTTTGTTGGAGTTGCCTTCTGCCAGTCTAGCCCTAGAGATGTTTGCAACTTTGTTCGTTGCGGAACCTATAGCGTTAAGGGGTAGACCAAGACCAAAGGTTAGACCGGCAACGATAGCTCCCTGAGAACCAGCGCGAGACCAAATCTCTCCCGGTGTTTCATACTGCTCTCCCCTGAGTGCCTGTACTGCTTCCACGCCGTAGTTACCGGCAACATCGCCTAGGCCAGCACCTGTGGCTTGTGCAGCCAGTCTGCGAGTACCGAAGGCACCAGG